ATATCTGCAAAGTCATTACCGCCTGATCCTGCCATCATACCTAATGCAGAAACACCACCTACACCAATATCTGCCCTTCTAAATGCGGGTGTGTATGATGTTTGAATTTGAGGTGGCATAGCAATATAACACCTATCTGGGTGTGCATATACCTTTGCATTATTACCAGGTGTTTTTCTAGAGTAGAATGCAGGAACATTCCTATCATCATATTTAAATCTTTCTCTTCGCAGCATTAAATAGTCAACAGCTTCCGTTGCGCTCTCTCGGAGACCATCATTATCTCTACGATCATCTCCTTCAGACGGTCGTTTTAGGGGATATTTGAATACGCTCACTGAAGCTTCCTAAATAAAGTGTAATCATTATTTATTTATGAGGTATCAAGGGAAATATAAACCTAGTTTTCCCCGTAAGTACAAGGGTGATCCAACGAACGTCATTTATAGGTCGTCGTGGGAGTTGAAATTTATGAAATGGTGTGATATTACACCTTCAGTTGAAGAATGGGGTAGTGAAGAAATTATCATTCCATACATTTCCCCTGTTGATGGTAAACGGCATAGGTATTTTCCTGATTTTTATGTAAAAATCAAAAATAGAAAATATTTGGTCGAAGTAAAACCGTTTAAGCAAACGACAGAACCGAAGACGCAAAAAAGAATGACTAAGAAATATATAAATGAGGTTGTTACTTGGAGTGTTAACCAAGCAAAGTGGAAGGCAGCTACTGAGTTCTGCAATGATAACAACTGGGAATTCATGTTAATTACAGAGAAGGAGCTTAAAATCTGATGGCTGTCCCTTACTTTGGATCTGGAGATTCTCTTCAACCTAGAATGCAGATTATGCAGTCAATGCTTACAAAGCAGAAGACTGCCCCTGCAACGACAAATTTATTTACTGTACAATTTTCTACTCCTCCTGTGTTTAGAGATTATGCTACAGATAACGACTTTAAAAGTTTGGAGAAGGGTGATACTGCCAATTTGTTGAATTACTATGCTTCAGCAATTAACTTACCAAGTAAGCAGTTAACTACGGGTCAAATCACTACTATTGGTGTTCCCTATAAATATGCAACTGGACAGGCATTCAGTCAGATTAACATTACATTTATCATTCCAAAGTCTCAACTAACCAAAACTATTTTTGAGAGATGGGTTTCAGCAATTACTGGAGATGGTGATCAGTATGTTGATTACTATGAGGAGTATTGTTGTGATACTATGAGAATATATAAGTTTGAGAAGGGCAGTGGAACACCAGCTAAAAATTCTGATGATCCAATGGATAGAGGTCTTGTTAATAAAGTCACTGTTGGACCAGATAAAAAGCATCAGGAAAGATATAGAAATAAAATTAATGGTGGACTGAGACTTCCTGAACTCATGTCAGTTACAGAACTGAGAAATGTATTCCCAACCAATATTGGTTCGGCTCAGTTAAATAACATGGAACCTAGACTGTTAACGTTTACGGTTTCATTCTCATATGAACGTTATAAGTTCTATCCTCGATCTGGAGTTGATAATGATAGAGCTCTTAGAGTTACTACCGATGGATCTCAGTTCACAGGTTTCGGCATGGAGGACTTTGATGACTATGATTACGGAAGGTTCTAAGATCCTTCATAAATAAAATTACTGAATTGATTTTCTATGGCATTACCTAAATTAAACACCCCCAAATACAAAATGAAACTACCTTCTGATGGTAGAGTGGTGAATTTCAGACCGTTTTTGGTTAAAGAAGAAAAACTTCTTCTGGTTGCAACTGAAACGGGTGGACAAGAAGGACTTTTTGAGGCAATTAAAACTATCATTGCTGATTGTACAGACATTGATGATGTTGAAGCATTGGCAACATTTGATATTGAATTTGTTTTCCTTCAGATTCGCACAAAATCAGTTGGTGAAACTGTGACGGTTAACATCACATGTCCTGATGATAACGAAACTCAGGTTGAGGTTGACATTCCTCTTGATGATATTAAAGTCAGAAAAACTAGAGGTCACAAACCTGAAATTAAGTTAGATGATAACGTCATCATCACTATGAAATATCCTAGTTTGGATACGTTCGTTGAAATGAACTTCTCGGAAGATCAGGGTGTTGAACAGGTATTTAAAATGGCAGCTAGTTGCCTAAAAACCATCGCTGATACTGAGCAAGTTTATGATTGTGCTGATAGCACTCAAGATGAATTGAATGAGTTTTTTGAATCTTTGACATCTAGTCAATTTAAACTGATTCAAGAATTCTTCGAGACTATGCCTAAATTAGCATACACTTTGAAGGTCACTAATCCTAATACTGGAGTTGAAAGTGACGTTGAACTTGAGGGTCTAGCAAGTTTTTTCGCATAGCACTGCTCCACAATAATCTGGAAAATTATTTCCAGACTAATTTTGCATTGATACACCATCACAAATGGGATATTCAATATATTGAGGAGTTGATGCCTTGGGAAAAGGAAGTGTATATTATGATGTTGACGGACTTCTTAAGGGAAGAACAACGACGAATGCAGGAAAAGCAAAATCAAAGATCTTAATAAGTGGCAAAACTCGATGTATACAAACTAACAGGAAGTGGGGGTGGAGCAGGAGCTGTATCCCCCGTTGCTGTTCATGCCACTAGATCTAACATAAAAGCATTTGCAGGAATTCAATACTCTCTGAAGGGAATTCAATCGACTTTAAAGTCGATAGAGAGAATTGAAATTGAATTTATAGAAAATGACAAACTGCGTGAAATCGCAGAAAGAAGAAGAAAAAGAAGAGAAGCAGACCGTCTTGCAGAAGAACGTGCAGAAAAAGGTCTTGGTTCGTTTACTGGAAAAGCATCTAAAGGAAAACTAGATCCTAAGGATAAAAAGAAAGTAGATAGTCTCTTTGGAAAGCTGTTTAGCGGACTGGAAGGTCTCGCAATGACAGCATTTAAGTTTCTACTTAAAGTTGCTGGACTTTTAGCGGTTAAGTCTACATTAGAGTACTTTGCTGATCCTAAAAATAGAGAAAAATTAGTTACATTTTTCCGAAAGGCTTCATTTGTATTCAATAAGATTGCTGGAATTGTAAAATTCTTAGTAGTTGATAGTCTGATTGAGGGTATAAGTCAAACCTTCGGAAAAGATAAGACTTTTGGTGAGCGAGTAGGTGGTCTGTGGAAGATCATCACTGGTATTGTTGGATTAGGCGCATTACTCAATCCATTCGGTACTATGGATGCTATCCTCAGTTTACTGGGGTTAGATTTTTATAGGAATAAGGCTGCAAATGTTGCTGCCGATGTTCTTGATGATGTTTATATTGATGGTCCTGATGGACAACAGAGGAAATATAGAAAGAATCCTAAGACAGGTAGATGGGAAGAAATTGATCCCAAAACAAATAGACCTGTAAAACCTGGAACTGGCACTGGGACTACTAAACCTGGGACTACTAAACTACCAACTACTAAACCTGGTGGTAATCAGGTTCCTAAGAGTCAGAGGTTAACGCCCAGCCAGATGGCGAGTAACCTGCAGAAAGCAAGGTTAGAAAGAGACAGACTAGCTGCATTAAATAAGAAACTTATAGCAGAGAATAAGACTCTGCTGGGTAGAGGAACTGGTAGTAATATTTTTAAGGGTGGTCTTGGTAATGCACCAGGTCGCGCAATGACCTTTGCATTCGGTAAAAATAAAAAGGTATTAACGAATGTACTTGGCAAGGCAAATGCCCAAGCACTTAAGGCAGGTGTTAAGAATTTTGCTGGTAGAATTCCCTGGTTTGGTGGATTTCTTGTCGCTGCATTCTCGCTGCTAGATGGTGATCCAATCGACAGAGCTCTGTTTAAAATGGCAGGTTCTCTGGTTGGTGGTGCAGTTGGATCATTTATTCCTATTATCGGACAGATTGGAATAGGAACTATCTTAGGAACTTTAGTTGGCGAATATATGGGAGATCTCCTGTATATGCTGGCTAATCCAAATAAACCTGATGGTGGAATTGAACAGATAAAGAGAAGGATTTTTGAAGACGCCTTAAATACTTGGAATGGTAGTAAAGCAGCGGTAAAAGCTCTTTGGAATTGGGTTGGACCCAAGATCATGGAGGCAGGGAACTTTATTAAAAATGGGATTACGAGATTTTACCAAGCAATTCCATTGTTTGAATTCCCTTCGGTAACGATACCAGGTTGGATCCCAGGTTTTGGTGGTAAGAAGGTAGGTGGTTTTGAAGTAGTTAATCCAATATTCTTTACTCCAGTTGCGGCGATACAGCAACTGGAAGCAATGAAGAAAGCTTTCTTCGAGCAAGACAAACCCATAACACGGGTAAAGATGCCTACTTTACCTGAGTACTTGAAGACAATACAGGGTGTATTTAATTGGCTTGGTGGTCTGAATCAAGATGGCACATCGCGAGCAGGTCAAACAGGTGGTCGAGCGAAGGCAAAGGCAGAATCTGATAGAAGAAGAGCAGAGGAATCTGCAAAAAGACAAGCAGAACGGGAGCAAAATGCTGCTTTGAATGCAGCACGAGATGCATTCTTAGAACAAAATCAGATCCGACAATATGATCCCAAAAAGACTTATAGAGAGATGGAACTCGTCTATAAGAATGAGGGATGGGGATTTATTGGCATGGGTTATAAGGATTACCATGTGTTCCGTAATGGTAAAACTATTCATGTTCGTTACTATGGCAACTTACATGAGAAAAACTTCAAGAGTAAAAAGGCATATGAGGTCTTCCTGGCTGGTGGTGGTAATGCCATGCTCAGAGGAAAGGCAAATTATGATGTCAAGAAAGTTCTTGAGTTAGGTTTTGCCGCTACTGCTCAGATAAAGAAAGTCCAAAGTGTTGGTTCTGGATCAACTCCCCAACCTCAGGGTGGAACACCACCAGTAGTTAAGGGTGCTGTTGCTAATGATCTGAAAACTAGAATCAGACAATTAGAATCTGGTAATAACTATGCTACACCATTTAAAGCGTACTTAGGTGGGTTTGGTCGTGCTGGTGAAGATCTAACAAAGATGACAATCAATCAAGTTGTTGATTGGCAGAAGGCATATCTTAGACACCAAGCAGCAAAGGGTATTCCTTCGAGTAAGAGGAGTGCTGCTGTTGGTGCATACCAAATGCTGTACCCTGAACTTGCTGCAGATTATGCAGGAGTAAGCAGAAATGCACTATTCTCTCCTGCAAACCAGGACAAGATGGTTGAATACTACCTGGATATGGCAGGTCAGAAGGACTGGAAATCGGGTCAGATTTCTAACGCGGCATATAATAATGGTCTTGCTGGTCAGTTTGCATCAATCAAAAGAGCTGATGGAAAGGGTGTGTATGATAACGACGGAATTAATAAGGCATATGGAACTG